TGCGCCGACCCAAGGACAAGCACGAGACATCATGTGGCAAACTCTCCTTGAGCTTGGCAGTCCTGTTATCTCTGGTAGCCACATCAATAATTTACAAATCAAGCTGGTCAATGGAGCAACCATTAGCCTCAAAGGGGCTGATAGACCAGAGACAATGCGTGGGGTGTCGTTAAAGTTTCTTGTTCTAGATGAATACGCAGACATGAAGCCAGAAGTATTTGAACAAATCCTAAGACCTGCTCTGGCGGACCAAAAAGGCTGTGCAATGTTTATCGGTACACCGATGGGCAGGAACCACTTTTACGAATTATATCAATACGCGGAACTAGGAGATGATGAAACTTACAAGGCTTGGCATTTTACTTCTTACGATAATCCTATTCTTGACCCGTCTGAAATCGATGTTGCTAAAAAGTCTATGTCTTCTTATGCGTTTCGTCAAGAATTTATGGCGTCGTTTGAAGCCCGTGGTTCAGAAATGTTTAAAGAGGACTGGGTCTCTTTTAGCGACGACACGCCTGAAGTAGGGGACTATTACATTGCAGTTGACTTGGCGGGTTTTGAAGAAGTCAACAAGAAACGAACAAAGAATAGCAAACTTGATGAAACAGCCATTGCCGTCGTTAAAGTTAGTGAGCATGGTTGGTTTGTTGATAATATTATCTACGGACGCTGGAGCCTTAACGAAACGGCAACCAAAATATTTCAGGCCGTTAGAGACTATCGTCCCGTATCAGTTGGTATCGAAAGAGGTATTGCTAAACAAGCTGTAATGTCTCCTCTTGTCGACTTACAAAAAAAATACGGTACGTTCTTTAGAGTAGAAGAGTTAACACACGGTAACAGAAAGAAAACTGATAGGGTTATGTGGGCGTTACAAGGCAGGTTTGAGAACGGCTACATTACATTAAACAAAGGAGAGTGGAATAGTAGATTCTTAGATCAACTGTTTCAGTTCCCTGATCCATTAACCCACGACGACTTGATTGACGCTTTGGCGTACATCGACCAGTTAGCTAATGTGGCTTACGACTACGATTATGAAATAGAAGATCTTGAAATCTTAGACGTAATAGCAGGATATTAATATGAGTGAGATATACGAACAAGACCCGTTAATGATTCAAGAAGCATTAGAAGATTGGGTGATGGTTAAATGCGAAGACTGGAGGGATAACTACGAAAGCAATTATGAACAGAAATTTGAAGAATATTATAGATTATGGCGTGGTCAATGGGATCCTGCTGACAGTGAGCGTCGGTCTGAGCGTTCCCGTATTATTTCTCCTGCACTTCAACAGGCAGTTGAGTCTAATGTTGCTGAGTTAGAAGAGGCTACGTTTGGTCGTGGTAAGTGGTTTGACGTTAGCGACAACGCTGGAGACACAGATAAGAAAGATGTACAGTTCTTACGCAACAAGCTTACAGAAGACTTTGAAAATTGTATGGTACGTAAGGCCGTAGCTGAGTGCTTAATTAACTCAGCCGTGTTTGGTACAGGCGTCGGTGAGATTGTTATTGAAGAAGTTAAAGAAATGGCTCCTGCTACACAGCCTATAATGGGAGGTGATCTACAAGCCGTTGGCGTTAACATCACTGAGCGTGTCGTTGTAAAGCTTAAACCTGTACTTCCTCAGAACTTCCTAATAGACCCTGTAGCTACGTCTGTAGATGATGCTATGGGTGTAGCAATTGATGAGTTTGTTAGTAAACACCATGTAGAGATGTTACAAGAACAGGGTGTTTATATTGATACTTACATAGGTAACGCGGCCCCCGATACAGACTTAGAGCCTGATCAAGATCTTACTATCTATAACGATGACAAGATTCGTCTTACTAAGTATTATGGCTTAGTACCTAGAGAACTGCTAGAAGATGCTATTAATTTAGATGAAGAATCAACCGAAGATTCTAAATCAAAGTATGTAGAAGCTATAGTAGTTATCGCTAACGGCGGTATACTACTTAAAGCGGAAGCTAATCCGTATATGATGCAGGATCGTCCTGTAGTAGCGTTTCCTTGGGATGTAGTCCCCGGACGTTTCTGGGGTCGTGGTGTATGCGAAAAAGGCTATAACAGTCAAAAAGCCCTTGACACTGAGTTACGTGCTCGTATTGATGCATTAAGTTTAACAATACATCCAATGATGGCTATAGACGCAACCCGATTACCACGAGGCGCTAAACCAGAAGTACGTCCCGGTAAGATGATACTGACTAACGGAGATCCTCGTGAAGTTCTTCAGCCCTTTAACTTTGGTCAAGTTAGTCAAATCACTTTTGCTCAGGCCGGAGCATTACAACAGATGGTACAGCAGGCAACAGGAGCCGTTGACTCAGCAGGAATTGCAGGTCAGGTTAATGGCGAGAGCACTGCCGCTGGTATTAGTATGTCTCTTGGCGCTATCATTAAACGCCATAAGCGAACATTAATTAATTTCCAACAGTCTTTTCTAATTCCTTTTGTTAAGAAAGCCGCTCATCGTTATATGCAGTTTGATCCTGAAAACTATCCTGTATCGGACTATAAGTTTAATGCTAGTAGTACTCTTGGTATTATTGCAAGAGAATACGAAGTAACCCAGCTTGTGCAGTTACTACAGACTATGGGTAAAGACTCTCCTCTGTACAACACACTGATACAGTCAGTGGTTGACAACATGAATCTGTCTAATCGTGAAGAACTAGTAGCGGCCCTTTCTCAAGCTTCACAGCCAAACCCTCAAGCACAACAAATGCAACAACAAGTACAGCAATTACAAATGGAGTTCCAGCAGTCACAGACTCAAGCACTATCTGCTCAAGCTCAAGAGTCTTCTGCTAGAGCTGTTAAACTAACAGCAGAAGCTCAGGCTGTGCCACAAGAAGTAGAGATAGATAAAATTAATGCTATCACTAGGAACCTTAAAGAAGGTGACCAAGAAGATAAAGAGTTTGAACGCCGTATGCGCGTTGCTGATGCCTTACTAAAAGAAGAATCAATAAAAGGTAAAAACAATGTTAATAACTCAGAAAGAGATGCAACTCCTACTCGACCAAGTCAACAACCACTTCAAAGGGACGTTCCAGCGCCTAGACGACCTAGAGAAGAAGATGGAGGAATTGTCTAATGCCACGAAAACGGGGGCCAGCCAAAGGAAAAGCACGGGTAAAGGTAACGTCGTCAGGAAAGAAAGTTAGCTACGGCCAAGCAGGTAAGGCTAAAGGAGGAGGCGCCCGTGTAAAACCGGGAACGTCTAAAGGAGACTCTTACTGCGCTCGATCACTAGGTATTAAAAAACGCCTACCTAAGTCTAAGCAAAACGATCCTAACACGCCTAATAACTTATCAAGAAAGCGTTGGAAGTGTTCTGGCGCTAAATCAAAAAGGAAATAGACATGCCACAAGGAAAAGGAACATACGGAAAAGTTGTAGGTCGTCCACCAGCCAAGAAAAAGAAGAGAGGTACTTGTGCCGGCAAAAAGAAAAAAGGCTAACGACGCTTGTGCAAAAAAGGTCAAAGCTAGGTATAAAGTTTGGCCTTCTGCATACGCTTCCGGTGCTGTAGCTAAATGCCGAAAAGTCGGCGCTAAGAACTGGGGTACTAAAAGTGGCCGTAAAAAAAAGTAAAAAAGGTACCGCTCTTAAAAAGTGGTTCAAGGAAGAGTGGGTAGACGTTAAGACAGGCAAGCCTTGTGGCCGTAAGTCAGCAAAGAAAGGTGAGAGTAAACGCCCTTACCCTTCTTGTAGACCTAAAGCTGTTGCGGCTAAGATGACTAAATCTGAAAAAGCCTCGTCGTCTCGCCGTAAAACAGGACCAACAAGAATAGCGCATGCGGTAACGGCATCAGGACGAAGAAGAAAAACTACAAGAAATGCTTGACAAATGCATAAAAGTATGTTATAATATAACTATATAATATAATAAAAAGAGAGACTCATGACTCCCGAGCTTGAAACTTATTTCAGTAACTATAGTGAACTCTTTAACCACGAGGGTTTCAAACAACTCGTAAATGAACTTTCTACTAATGCAACGCACCTAGCGGATATACAAAACGTAAAAGATATAGAAGACTTATTCTTTCGTAAAGGACAAGTCGCCGCTTTTGCAGTTGTTATTAATCTACAAACAACTATCGAAGCTTCGAGAGAGCAAGCTGAAGCTGAAGAAGAAGATCCTCTAGATGTATAAAATATATGACTTCCGTTGTACTAACGGACATGTCTTTGAAGAAATGGTAGAGTCTGGCATTACAACCAGTAGGTGCGGTTGTGGTGCTAATGCTACTAAAATGGTATCTGCCCCGTCTTTCCACCTTAATGGTTCCGATGGTTCATTCCCCGGAGCGCACATGAAATGGACTAGGGAACACGAAAAAGCAGGTAAACAATAACATCTCCATAATGATAACAATCACGGAGTTTAATTATGTCCAGAGCAACGCTAATTGATCAGTCCCCTGAAGAGGAAAACACCGATCAAGTTGAAAAAAACGAAGTTCAAGAGATTCAACAAGAAGTTGAGCAACCTCAAGAACAGCCTACTTTGCCAGAGAAATATCAAGGTAAAGCTTTAGAAGAAATAGTACAAATGCACCAAGAAGCCGAAAAGCTTTTAGGTCGTCAGTCTTCTGAAGTAGGTGAACTTCGTAAAGTGGTTGATGATTACATTAGTAGTCAAGAACCCGCACAAGCACCTCAACAACACGTTGAGCCTGCTGACGATATTGATTATTTTACAGACCCTCAAGGTGCAGTTAATCGAGCAATTGAGAATCATCCTAAAATTAGAGAAGCTGAAGAGTATTCAATGCAATACAAGAAGCAATCATCTCTTGCTTCACTTCAGTCTAAGCATCCAGATATGCAAACAATACTAGGAGATCCTAAGTTTGCAGAATGGATTAAAGGATCTAAGATTAGGACTCAATTATTTGTAGCGGCTGATCAACAATACGACGCTGATTCTGCTGATGAACTATTTACGCTCTGGAAAGAACGTAAAACAGTTGCACAACAGACCGCCTCTGTTGAAAAACAAGCGCGTAAACAGCAAGTAAAAGCGGCTAATACAGGTAACGCAAGAGGAAGTTCTTCTGCACCGCGTAAAAAAACATATCGCAGGGCCGACATTATTAAACTTATGAAAACAGACCCCGAGCGTTATCAGTCTTTGTCGAATGAAATATTCCAAGCATACGCGGAGGGTCGGGTCAAGTAATCTAAAGGAGATTAATCATGGCTAATGAAACTTCCGGTGCCTATTTTACAGCTAACGCTGTAGTAGACAAAACCGCAGTAGGTACGTTTATTCCAGAAATCTGGAGTGATGAAATTATTGCGGCTTACCAAAAGAACCTTAAGATGGCTCCTCTTGTCAAGCGCATTCAAATGGCTGGCAAGAAAGGTGATGTAATTCACATTCCTAAGCCTACTCGTGGTGCGGCTTCTGCAAAAGCAGAGTCTGCGGCTGTTCAGATCCAAGCAAACCTTGAGTCAGAGTTGACTATTAGCGTTGATCGTCACTTTGAGTACTCACGTCTGATTGAAGATATTGCTGAAGTACAGGCTCTTAACAGCCTACGTCAGTTCTATACTCAAGACGCTGGTTATCAGCTTGCTCTTAAGGTAGACACTGACCTTATGAATGCGGCTACTGGCTTTGGTGATGGTACTCGTACTCAGACTCCAGCTAACACTGGTGCTAACTGGGTTAACAGCCATAGCTTCTACTTTAACGGAGAAGACACAGATGGTCCTCTTGCTGCTTATGCTGTTGACACTGTAACTACAGGCGACAACTTCACTGACCTTGGTTTCCGTGAAGCTATTAAGCTGATGGACGACGCTGATGTACCTATGGAAGGTCGTTGTGTTGTAGTACCACCTGCTGTACGTAAGTCTCTGATGGGTATCGACCGATACGTGTCTTCTGACTTTGTAAGCGGACGTGGTGTAGAGTCTGGTCTTATTGGTAACCTTTACGGTGTAGACATTTATGTCTCAAGTAACGCTCCAGTACTTGAAGCGGCGGCTCAAAACACTGCTTCT